GATAACGGCATTACTGGAGATTATACAATTGTTGGAGCATATAACTTTACATTTCCTAAAATTTATAAGCAAGTTTTAGGAGTTGCTATAAATGTATACAAAACAGGAACTGCAACGACATTGGAAAATGTATACGTGACTGGCTTTAACAACACAGGCTTTAATTTTGTAAAAGATTGTGTAGATGCTAATAGAGCTAATACCATAAAAGTTTCCTATACAGTATTTTATGTTTAATTTATACACTCATAAGCTATAGTTGCTTGCAAATTTCTAAAAGTTCCATTTGAAGCATTATGTGTATAGAATTTTCCTTGTGCAGTTAATCTAATCCAGTGGTAATCCATAGATTCCGAGTGCTTAGACACTCCAGACATGTGTACATCTGTCTTTGGTCTAAATTCTGTTGGCAAGTCTGTTGCATTATACAGCACGTTTGGAGCCCCTACTCTAGAAAATTTTATCTCTAAGATACATATATTCATTATTTTTAAAATCTTGTAATCTATATACATATCTGCTCTAACATCAGATGTATTATTATAACTATATGTTTTTATTGTGTATAAATTTTCCAATAAAATGGAAAATTTCTCTAAATTTTATGAATATAATTTTAATGTCCCTGGTTTAACATTTGCTAGACTAACTAAAATAGCAAATATTGTTACATTTACAGTAGATAGTGGTTCTTTATTTTTAAATAAACCTAGTGGAAGTATAGTTTTAAATCTCCCTGAAGGCTTTAGACCTAAAACATATGTTTATTTTTCTTCACTTTATTTAAATAGCAATAAAGGTGGAGTTTTTAGAATAGATCCAAACGGAAATGTAGTAAAAGCTCATAATGATGACAATGTTGGAGCATACTATTTCTCCGTAACATTTTCAATAAACTAAATATTTAAGTCAATTTATTAAAAACAGATATAGACACAAATTCTCTATTAGGGTCAGCCACTAATTTCAAAATATTAGTATTAATATCTAACTGAAATTTAATACCGTTAAATAAAGTATAATCGACTATATTTGTATTTGTAGAGTTATCTAAGGCAACATAAAATGATACTCCACCAAAAAACCTAATCTTAAAATAATATTCTAATATATTGTTATGTCTTACATAATCTGGTAACTTTCCAGTTGTTCCAACAAGTACAGGAGCACCCCCATTATACATTATTTGATGTGCATTTCTTTTTAGATTTTCCAATCTCTTACGATTTTCCCAGATTGAAAGTTCCTCGAATTTTACATCAGGGACACTAATCTTTCTGTTTTGAGTTTCTTTACAGATATAAAACTTCTTGTTTGCTGGAAAATAATAAACATTTCCTTGTATTGCTTCATTCAATGGGAATTTTCCATCCTCTTTTCCAACAGCAGCAACAACTCTATCTTCAATCTCCTGTGCTGTTCCTTTGTATTCCCCATTTTGAGTATAATTTTCTTCAAGATATTCTTTATTAATCCAAGTATTTTTTCCACTCCAATTAATAATAGTAGCATCTGAGTTTGTTACTTCCATTCTAATATCTATTTCAAAAGCTATCACACTATCAGTTTTTGCTGGAATGTACTGAGCATTGTCCTCATTACAATACCAATACAAGCAACCATTAGAAGTACTGTCATTTACATAAATTCCTATCTCTTTCAGATAAAAACCTTGTGTTATATCATCATTAGTTATCTGAATTGTTAGATTAATAGCATTATTTTCTTGTTCTTTTTTTAATATTCTTACATCTTTTTTATACGAAATAAGAGATGTTTGATTCTTTGGATTTTGTCCACTTATGATAGCACCATCACCTATTTCTACTTTCAAAAATTCTACAGCTAATTCATTGGCAAGCCTAGTTGCTAAATAGTCAGCACCTTTTTTTGTAAGTCCTCTAAAAGCCATTTAAACCTCCTTTTTTAATCTATAAACTAAAGTATTGTTAAATACTTTTTCTCCAACTAGATTAGTTAGTCTACTATTTTCTTTTAAAACCTTTTTAGCTTTATAAATTACCATACTCATTACATTAATTTTCTCAGATTTTGTTGGAATTACATTAACTACTCTTAGTCCTAAGTTAGCTGGAATCATAGGTCTTAATTCTTTGTATATACTGTAATCAAAATCATTAAATTCCTCTTGCTTTTCTAATCTAATATCTAATTCATATTTATCATTAAATAAAATTGGAATAGCTTTTGTCTTAACATTTTGATAATAAGTAATTAAAAATTCTTCTAACCATCTCCAAGTATATGGAAGAGTAGCATTCCATTTTATATAAACTCTCAATTGTCTATCTTTTAAATTATCAGTTGCCTTAGGATAAATGTTCATCATTTTTTCAAATTTAGATATTCCTAAAACATCTGTAGAAAATATAAAACCATTATTAAAACTTCTTCTAATTTCATTCCAAAGTTTTGTTAAATCTATATTTTCAATATTAAAAATAGCTTGTATTTCTTTATATTGCTGCATAAAATCAGGTAAATTCTCATATAAATTAACATCTTTAAAGTTGGACATAATTTCCATCTCCCCACACTGGAACTTTAAAAGAGTCTAGTGTAAAGTTTTGAGCATATCCATTTACCTTAGTTTCCTGAATATCTATAATATTAGGATTTAATGCTAAAATTCTTGATTCTATTATTGATGTTCTGACAATTATCTTTTCTGATTCTTTGAATTGTTTTCTTAACTCTAAAAGATATGCTTTTAAAGCTTTATCAATATCAGCTTTTATATTAGCAACAGATAAATCTTTTAAAGTTAATTTCGTAGCAATATAAATTTTTTCTTGTGCAGGAGTATCAACTGTAACTATATGCCCTATTGGAGCTAATCCTTTACCAGTTTGGTCTTTTGTTGGATCCAACACTTCTTGAATTTTAGAAATTAAAGATGTAGAAGCTACATTGAATTCACTATCTAAAATAGTAACTCTTACTGTTCCTCCACCTCTCCAAACAGCTGTTACTTTAACTACTCCTACCCCAGCTTGTGCCATTGTTTTTTCTTCATAGTCTTTTATATTTCCACCATAAGCTTGTAGATTAAAGCTATCTAAGTATCTTTGCCTTATACTTTCAGTTTCTTCTTCATCTTCACCAGGAATAAGCATTTCTGTTATTTTTGCTGATGTTAATCCAGGAATATAATCTATTGGGACTAAATCTCCTACTGAACCATTAGGTTCTTCTCCATAAGTTTCACACTCTAACATATATTCAAATGTTCCAGTAGGTAATTTTTTTATAACGATATAATTGTAGATATCCAAAGAAAATCTACTTCCAATAGGAATATCCATATTAAAGATACCTTTATATACTCCAACACTTGCAGCTTTTGGTTTTATTCCTCTTTCTGCTGCTCTCCTTATTAAAAACTCTCTACTTGCTGTATCTCCAAAAGTTTGCTGATAATATTCTGCTATTGTCAGATACATTTGAGCTTCTTCTAAAGAGTTTCCTGCTGTAGCATCAAATACTACTGACCCTTCACGAGTATCAATATCTTTTGGGACTCTACTTAATTTATCATTCAATAAATTTTCATAAGTCTTATCCTCAAACATTATGCTACTTTCACCTCCTTAGCTATTTCAACATCACCATAAATTGTTTTTGCTGTAAAAGTCATTGCTAAACTTTCTCTTTTTTTTGTATCATCAAATAAAAAAGACTCTACAGCAATAATTCTTTCATCTTGCAATAAAGCCTCTGATACTCTTGATACTAATTCAACTTTACAATAACTTTTAGATTTTCCAAACAAGTCCTTTAATTCAATCCCATAGTTCCAACTATAAATTGGATATTGATATCTCTCAGTATTTAAGATTTTATAAATAGCTTGTTTCATAGCTTCTTGTCCATCTGTTTTACCTGTGATTTTATTTCCAAATATGGCCATTTTATAAGTCTTAGTTGGAATAGCTTCCACTTCTGATTTTATTTCAACTCTATCATTTCTAACTGGTAGCATTATATCCACTCTCCTTCAACAATAGGATCATCTATTCTATCTAAAATATAATAGAGCTGTCCTCCAGCTTGTCTTATTAATACAACTTTTTCTCCTTTTTTCAAAGAATAGTGCATCATAATTTTTTTACGACCTTTATACTCATGTTCATGGTCTATTGGAATAACATTTTTACCTGCTCCAGGGTGATCATGAGATGTATCCCAAGAACCATAGATGCTATCAGTGCTATGTTGAACTGTAATATCTACATAATAATCTCTTACTAAATGAGAAAGCATTAACTGACTAGCATTTATAACTTTTTTCTGGTCTATTCTTATCTTAAGAGGNCTTCTATCATTCAATATCAGCTCCTCTCAATTTTAAATCCATAAAATGCTCATCTTTATTAAAAGTATGCTTTACACTTTCAACAAGCATATAGTTACTAACCTTAATGTCTCC